TTCAGGCCAGCCGGACCGGCTTCGCCCTGCGGGCCGGTTGGGCCAGGTGCGCCATCTCGTGGCGCCGTACGTTCAAGCTTTGCGATGCGACGGGCGAGGCCCGACATGTCACTCCAGATCTCCGCAAACATGCTAGCCATTCGATGCCTCGATTCTGAATCGCTGCATGGCAGCCACGTCGTCTTCATCCGGTTCCGGGGGCTCCGGATCTGGTGCAGGTGCCACCGGCTGAATCGCCGCGCCGACGCTCTCCAGCGTGACATAGGCGCCATTCATCGTGAATTTTTCGCCGCCCTTGTCCGCCCCGATCGGGTTCATATCGATCTTCTCGCGAATCTCGTCGGCGTTGATGACGCCCATCTCGCGGTAGATGCGGAGGGACTCGGCACGCGCCTTTTGGTCCCCGCGCAGTAGACCGTCGAGATTGATTTTAGTGAAATAGCCGCGGCGATTCTTGCCGAAGAGCTTGTAGTCGGCCTCTTCCTCGAATCGGAGAACCCAGGGCAAGACGCAATCCTGAACGGCCTCGATCGCCTGGTGTTCGATGTTGTTGTTCGTCGCGCGAAGAAGGTGCCCGATCTTGTGCAGCGGAGCGCCAAACCAGCGCGCCGTTTCCTCGATCAAATGCTGGTTCAGCTCGACAAACTGGGAGTCGGCAAGCTTCGATCCGATGGCGACGACATCCGTGTCGGCGTCAACGTGGGCAGTGCGGTGCGAATTTCGCGGGCCGCGGTACATCGCTTCGAATTCTGCCTTCTGAAGCGCCAGGGCTTCCGGTGAAAGAGGCTTCTTGTTCTTCACGACCAATGACAGATTGGCGCCATTCCCGAAAAATGCTGCACCAAAGAGCTGTGCAGCTTTGGCCCAGCCGATCGATTGCGCAGCACATTGGGCCACCGACATACCGACAGGGCCGTCGCCCAGGCCGCGAATGTGGAACATGCGCATGGCAGAAAGAACGACGACGCCCGATGTCCCGTTGCTGACTTCGTAGAAAAGCTCTCCAGCCGCGATGCGATCGCCATAGGCGTCGAGTCCGTCCGCGGTGGCGCGACATACCTCAACGCGACCGGGGTGGATAGGGTGGAGCGCGATCGGACGCCTGACCTGATCGGGCTCGATTTCCGCGTATCCATTCCCCCACCGCAGCGCCCAATGCGTCAATGTCTCCCGAAATTGGCGAGACGAGTATTCGGGCGACGGCCTGGTATAGAGCACACGCTCGACATAGTGCGTCTTCGCGACGACACCGCCACCGGCGGGCAGTTCCTGAATGACATGCCATGGGCCGATCGCCACGGCTTGGCTGATATAGCGAAGCGACGCCCATGCCGCGCTAACGGTGACGAGATTGTCCTCGTCGATATAGACACCGGCGGTGGTGCGCTGGACCAATGGCACCCGGGAGGTTTCCGGATGCTTGGGCTCCTTCGTTGCCCGGCTGGCCATGGCCGACCACGCCCGGGAAAAAATGCCGGGTTTCTTATTCTCGGCCATGCCGCACCTTCACCAATCTGAGCTTGCTGCGGCAAGCCGCGTTTCGTAGCGTTCCCGCAACTCCTGCCATCGTGGATGGCGCGGGTTTGCAAGGATTTCCGCTTCGCTTTCAGCGTTTTCGACGCTCTCGCCGGCCTCAGCGGCCGATTCATCCGCGCCCAACTTCGCCGCCAGCGCCTCGAATACAGAGAGGCCATTTCTGGCTTCGGGGTTTCTTGACATAAGGATGACGGCATTGAACACGGCCACCAGCGGATCAATTTTGGCCCGGCCTGCCGTCTGCTTCGTGATCAGCACCGCACCGCCGCGGACCTCTGTCTTGGCGTTCCCGACGCACCAGTTCATCATCCGAGATCCGGAGTGAAGGAAGGTCTTGTTCTTCAACTTGACTTCGATGCCCCAGGACGCCGGCGAAAGCGCGGCGCCTTGGCGGATTGCCGAAAGAACGTCTCCCTCGATTCCGCGAAACGACAACTCGTCGACCAGCGCGGCAATACCCATCGGGTCAAGACCGATGCCGCAAGCATCCGGGAGAAGGCCCGTCTCCGCGACGAAAACCACCAGTTCGGCGGCCTCCCGGATCATCGCCATGGGATCAGAACAAATCACCAAGTCCCCTTCTGCGGCGAAGTCGCGAAGTGCAGGAGCGATATCCTTCCTCCGCGCCAGGACGTCGTCATGGGCCCAGGCCTTCGTCCAACAAAGCCAATGGCGCGTCCCCTTTTCCCGACCTAAGACCGCAAGCCCGAACAAGTCGTCGAGCCCGCCGCCGTCGATGCCTATGGTGACGACCTCGGAACGATCCAGCAGACTTTCCAGCGTCAGGTCCAGTGATGCCTCGCTCCAATAGTCGGCGCCAGCCCACCGATCGGCTCGCAGATTCAAACCGATCTGGATGTTCAGGTGCTTGGCGAGGAAGGTCTGAATCGTATCGCCTTCGTCGTCCTGACCGCTGATGACCGCCGCCAGCTTTCGCTCGAGCCACTCCTTCCGGACAGATCTCCCCATGTTGGGGTTTGTCACGTAGAAATTTTCAGGCTTCAGGTAGGCTTTGCTTTTGAGCATCTCCTCCGGGAACTCGTACAGCACCGGCAAAAACCGAGGGTCCTCAATTTCGCCGTCGCGCACCCTTCGCGCGTAGTCGAGCTTCTCCTTGAACACGCCCGCAGGCGGCGTGTCCGACTGGGTCGTGATGTAGATCACGAAGCCTTCCGGCCTCGAAATTAGCCCGCCTGTGGCCTCCTGCAGCATTGCGGCCGCATTCGCCTTTTTGCCGAAGAGCCAAAGCTCTTCGACCAGAACGAACGCCGCCTTCTTGCCAGCGGAAGTCGTAGAGTCGGCGGAAACCACCTTCAGAACAGCCATCGTCAAACGATGCGTGATTTGCTTGAGGTTGTCCTGAACGTGCAGGAGGTCGGCAAGTTCAGGATCCGCCCTCACCATGTCGGCGGCCGGCTTGAACGAGTTATCGGCCACCTCCCTGGTCGGGGCCAAGATCAGCAACTCTGCTGAATGACGCCAATTGCGGATGAGCGCCGTCAACATGATGCCGGCGACGATGGTAGATTTTCCGTTTTTCTTGGAAATTAGAAGGAAAAATTCTTCGATCAGCCGGGTGGCATTCTGAGCGTCATACGCCCCGAAAACCGCTCGCACGAAATCGAGAACAAAATCCTCGCTCACTTCACCGAAGGTTGGGTGCCTTGTTTCACCGGTCTCTGGGTCGACCACCTGCGCCAGGTCGACGACCTGGAGCGATTTGAACACCTCGAGCGCGGCTTCGGCTTCGTCCGGAAAGAGCGGTGCCAGCGGAACAAGGGACTGGCGATTCACGATGCGATCACGCCAGTCAACGCATGCCGTCGACCATTGCTTCTTCGTCATCTGTTATCGACAACCAGCTTCGGCGGTACAGGAGGCGCGAACTTTCCACCGACAGCCCTTGCGGCAGCCTTTTGCGCTTCCTTCTTTCCAGGCTTCGGTGGCTTGGTTTCCCGCGACTTTACGGACGCGGCCGCCCCGGCAGCCTTGCCCATCTCCTCCAGCTTCTTCTGCGCCGCGACATTTCCGTCACGTGCGGACTTGAACAACAGGCCGATGACTTCCTTTCGGCGCTGCGAATGACCGTCGGCCAACTCGCCCGCGAAGTGCTTGCGGAGGGTGTCGGGATCGATGCCGAGGGCCCTGGCGATCGTGTTATCGCTCTCGCCAACGAACTTGAGCTCTTCGACCGTCTGTCGATCCTCGATCGAGGGACGATACGACGGGCGCCCCCGCTTCGGGGGCTGGCGTTTTTCGGTCATAGTGAACTTCCAGCCTGAAATTTCGCGGTGACGGAAAAAATTATGGCAATGAGGGGGACGCGGGTGCGGCGTCGGAGGCCGATTGAGGTTTTCTCCCCCCCCTCCCTCGGTGTTTCGGGGCGGGAGGGCCATTCCGATCCGCTTTTCAACCTTTGGGTTGTGTAATGCCCGCACATCGAACCACCTCGATCAGGTATTCACAACCAAAGGTCAGCAATCCGTTTGCTCGTGAGCGTCGCGCGCTCGATGTGGGTAACGGATCACCACCATACGCCCGGCGGTGTTTCTTGCTCTTCCTTCTGCTTCTCAGTGGAGTGGCAGGGAGCGCACAGGCATTGCAGGTTGTTCCGATCCCAGAACAGTATCAGGTCGCCGCGGTGGGGTTCGATATGGTCGCACACCAGCTTCGAGGTATCTCCCTCGAGATGACCGCACTTCTCGCAGGTAAACATCGCCTCGGTGAGGACTTCCCATCGCAAGTCCTTCCACCGTTTTAACCCATAAAGTGATCGCCACGGCGAACGCTTGGCGC